CCGTATTCGTCAGTCTGGTTAAAGTATGCTACGTTGTATAGCGCTGGGGCCTGAGCGGTGATGGTCAAGGACTTAGTGTAGTCAAGACGCCCGCTATAGCCCCACCCTGCGTACGCTTGAGCGTTAGACAGCGTAGACACAACAGTAAAGTCAATCTGCTTTACGAACTTAGAGTTAGCAGGCTGACCAAACGTAAATGAATTAGACTCATACTTGAACTCAAACGGCTCATCATTGTAGTTTAGGCCGTCATCGTACAAGAAGCAGCCGTAGCCGCTGGCGCTGCTTGCTAGCAACACGCGGGCTTCGCCGGCCACCTCGTAGTACATGGCACGCTCCCAGACCGTGTTGGTCCAGCGCGTTACCTTGTTGCCGCCCGTTACGCTAGGCGCTCGCATTTCAATTGCAAACGCTTGCAAGTCGTTACTAAAGTTGACAACCGTTAAGTTCTCATCAGGCCAGTACGACAGCGAGATGGTGGTCTTGTCTGCCGTAAGCGCGATGATGTCCGTGATGTCACGGCGTACGTTAGAGGTTAGATCGCCAAGCGGTGCAGACTTCTCTTGGATTGTGCGGCCCAGTGAGCGCACACCAGAGTCGTCAACAAACAGTACGTCAGAGCCAATGTTAGCGATGGCGTCGCGGTTCACGCAGCCAATGCCGCTAATGGTGTCGGCTAATACGATGCCGTCAGCAGCTGCAGGGTCGCCCACAGCGGCGTTGTTGTACACCAAGATGGACTGACGCCCAAAAATAAACAATGCGCCGTTGTGCGCCGCAATGCCTACAATGCGGTCAGTGCCGCTGGGCCAGTATTCGTTGACGTTAAGGATGCCGCCAGTGTTCTGCGCATCAGCGGGCACAGCGCGCCCATCGTACCACTGCGTGGCAATCAGCAGGTCGCTGTAGTAAATTGTTTGGTAGTCGCCGTCTACGCCACTAACCCACAAGCGCCCATAAGCGGCTGCAGCAATGTCACCGTTAATGACTGCCGCAATGGTGCCGCTGTCGTCCTGTGGCTTAATGTAGTCTACGTCGTTGGTGCCGGTGAAGAGCTTAGCAATCGTGCTGCCATCATACTCAAGGCATTCGTTGCCAGCGCTAAACACATACATCTTGTCGTTAAAGCTGACAATGCGGGCATCAGCCAGCGCGCTGTCATCGACGAGGGCAGGATAGCTAATCTCATCCAGCTCGTACGTAGGACCAGCGCTGGTGGTAAGCTTGCAGATAAAGTAGTCGTTTTGCAGCAAAGAGCCGGAGGCGTTATACTGATACACACCAACCGTAGCTAGCACGTAAATGGTGCCGTTGATGTCGCCATGGCCCATGCGGTGCGTCTTGATCTGTGTGTCCGCTACGCCAACCGCTGCGCTATACGTTACGTTAATCGCAGTGGTAAACTCCGTCCAAGGCTTACGAGAGCCAATACGACCAAACTTATCTACAACAGCATTGTCGGCCACAAGCGCAAAGCCGGGGTCTTGCTGAAGCGGAGAGTCTTCCGTATTCAGCCCTTGAAACCCCGGAGCGCTAACCGTAATGTTCTGTTGTTGCTGCGCCATTACACAGTCATCCAGACGTTGTCGTAATCGTTAAGAGAAGCGTCCCATGCGATAGCGTCGCTAAGGTACACATTAGCTAGCGCAAACAGCTCTGCTGCCGTTTGACCGCCCACTTCGCCACGCTCACGTGCTGCCATAGCTAGCGCCGTGTACACAACGGGCTTAGAGGGCACAAGCAATACATCGTCTTTGTCGCTAAGTTCTGCTTGACGCTTGAAGCCATATACGGTGTAGTTGTATACGGCATCAGGTTTCGGGAATAGCTGTATTTGGATGTCGTAATTGCCGTCTACACCGTTTACTGCATAGTACTTAGGTTTATTGTTTGCTGGCGATGCGGCTTGTCGCTTGCGAATAGCGCTTAGCTGTTCTTGCTTAAGCTCCACCCCATCGTCCTTAACGATAAGCTCTATCTTACCATAATTTCCAGCGTTTGTCAAGCTGTACAGCGCATCGTCTGCAGCGGTCGTAATGGACCACTCGTGCCGTAGCGCATTCCAAGTGTGTGCATCTTCGACAATCTGCTTAGCGTCGTTTACTAACGCTACAACCATGTCCGCTACGGGGTCATCAAGACCCGTTACGTCCGTTACGGTGTCTTCACGTAACCGCTGCAGCACTTGATTCACAGCTTCCAAATACGTCATGATAACATTCCTCGTGCTTGCGCAATGTAGTCAACGTACGGCGCAATAGCTTTCTTTTGGTATGGCGTTAAGGTTGTATACTTAAACAGCTCGGTCCACTTTGGCTCAAACGCAGCGCCTGCTGCAGCGGCAGCCATCATGCCTGCGCCTAGGCCAGTGCCTTCACCGCTGCCGTCGCCTTCGCCGTCACCCTCGCCGTCGCCCTCTCCGCCGCCAACACCGGCACCAACTCCAGTGCCGTCGCCAGCGCCTTCACCGTCTACGTCAACGCTTTGATCGCCGCCAGTGGTGCCGCCTTCGGGGCCTTCAGTTGTCGTATCGACAGGCTCTACGGTTGTCGTATCGACAGGCTCTACGGTTGTCGTATCGACAGCATCAATGTCTGCCGCAGTGTCAGCATCACTGTCTGCCGTAGTGTCAGCATCAATAGTAGAATCTATTAAGCCACCCGCAGCATCAATTAAGTCGCCGGTAACGTCAACAACTTCGTCTTCTTGCGGCGTGTAGTCAGGCTGCTGAGCGCCAGGCTCAAAGATTACAGAACCGGCTGGCGGGATGTCAAACACAGGTGTCCAAACACCATCGCCCCACACATACCCTACAGGCTTTGGCGGAGTTTGGTCTTGATAGTCTGGAAGAAGCGTGTTATCAAACGTTTCGCCCGTGTAGTTTTGCCAATCAGCAATCAAACCATCGCGTACGCTTTGATCTGTTTCGGCAAGGATTGCTTCAAGAATTTGATTAGCTACAGTAGGGTCTACGCCTTCAGTTACCTCTGAGCCTGCCTGTGCGCCCGCCTCAGCGTCGCTAACGCCGCCCTGTACTTCCCCATCAGTCTGGGTCGTAGCGCCGCCTGTAGGGGCTGTAGCGCCGCCTGCAGAGCTACCACTGCCGCCACCACCGCCACCTTCTTCTTGTACCGGTACATCAATAATAATCGGCTCAGTGCCAACAGCGCCATACTCTGGAAAGTCTACAACTTGAACCGGAACGGTGTCTTGCCGCTCTGCTTCCATAACAGCAGGGCCTGCAGAGCTAACAGCAGCTAGCGAAGTGCTAAGCGGATTAATTGCTGTTTGTTGTGCACGGCTTAATACGTTTTGTACATTAGGGTCTACGGAAACGCCCGCTAAGCCACCAGACAGCCCGCCAGTCAACACGCCTTCTACAATGCTATCACCAGTAGCGGCTGCCGTAGCGCCGCCAATAAGCGCGCCGCCAACCGTGGAGCCAAGCAGACTAGCGCCTCCACCAGCAGCCGTTAAACCACCAATTCCCGTAATGCCGCCTAAAAAGCTACCAAGTGCCGGCGCAGCATACGGCATAGCGGCTGCAGCAAGCAAGCCGATAGCTGTGTTTAAATTACTGTCTGCTTGACGTTGCTCAATCTCTGCATAATCTAGCGCAGAGCGATCAATAAAGTCACGATACATGCGCTGTGCTTGCGGTCCAGTGTTTTCATTAACCGCTTGCGACACCGCTTGCGTAAGCGTCGGCATACTTGCTGGCGGAGCGTCTGGCGCTACTTGTGCGCGCTGCCCGCCATAAAAGTCAGAAACAGTAATGCCAGGAATGCTTACGTTTTGCGGAAGACGATAGCCACGCGGAATTGTAAAGTTAAAGCCACCCATTAGTCTTCCTTGTCAAGATTGGAGGTGCGCTTAAGGTAGAAGCGCAGCGCTGCCAAGCCGGAACAAATACCAATCAATGCAGCAATCATTTGCATCCACTCAGTGATAAGCGGAAGGTTAGCCGTAATAGCTCCAATCACGGACGTAGCGGCTAATTGGTCTGCAACCTTGTGTGCGTTGTCTTGTAGCTGTCCTTGCATTATTGGGCTCCGCGCCAGTCTTTGCTTTGGAAGAGTGCAGCTTCAGCGGCGCGGCGTCTAACTAGCCCGTCAAGGACTTTTCCGCCAGCACGCACCCAGCGCATTATCTGCTCTGGTACTTCTGCATACTGATAGTTGTTTAGCTTTTTGAGGAGCGTTGACTCTGCCAGATTGCCAGCGCCAAGGTTGAAGGTCCAGGATACAAGAGCATCAAACTGCTGTTGCGTAAGAGGAACCTTAACAAGATTCGTAACGTCTCTTTCAAACGTTTCCAAGTCCTCAATAAGAAAAGCTTCAGCCGCTTCTTGATCAATGCTATCTCCTTCCTTTACGTCAGCAGTGTGCCCATAGCCAATAGTCCACACCCCAGCAGGACACAGGTAAGCATCAAAACGGCAGCCTTCAAAGTGTCGTATGAGTTCAACTCCGTCTCTTCCTGTCCGCATTGCTCAGTCCTGCCGTTGACTAGAGCCAAAGTAAAAAGCGATAACGGTGCTAAAGCTGCCAGTAATGCTGCCGAGAATAAGGTTGATAATAGCATCGCTGTTCTGCTCGTGAGGTAAAACCGTTACAAGAATAATGTAGCCAGCAAACAGGCAGCACAGTGCAATCGCCAAGAAACGCGCCGTCCAGTCTTTGCTAAAGTGTTTGCGCGCATCCGCTGTGTCAGCGGTTTGCAAGGCGTAAAGGTCTACGTCAAGCTCCTTCATGCGCGCTTCAAAGTCCAGCTCAGCTTTCTTAATTTCCGTAAGCTGCTCAGGCGTGGCTTGCGTTAGCGCTTTCTGCAAGCTGCGCTCGTCGGTGTCACAACCCAATACGCCAGCAATAGCGGAAGCCGCAGCGCCTCCTAGAGGGCCTCCTAGGGCCGTTCCAAGGGTAGGCGCTACGGCCCCGATAATGTTCTTAATTGCGTCAAAAGCCATTAGCGCTCCCTTGAGTTCCACAAGTCAAACAACACGCGGACTTTCTCTTTAACTGTCTCTAGCTCGCTGTGCATTTTGGCTAGCACAATAACCAAGCTGATAAAACCCGCGAACACCGGCCATAAGGAAACTAGAAGCTCTAGCTGGCCGTCCACGGGACGCCCGCAGCCGTCGTGGGGTTCTTGTCGGCATCAATCTTAGCCTGAAGCGCAGCCTCAACGTCATCCTTCCAGCCGTCTGCTTGGTCCCACACCCAGCCCAGAACGGTAGCTTCCGTGAGCGCATCGTAGGCCAAGAAGCCCGGAGCGGAGGCGTCAGGCGTAAAGCCAGCCGTGCCATAGCTGGAAGCGCTGTAGTCGCCGTCAGAGGCCGTGCAGCGCCAGTGCGCCACAATCACTCCGCCGTCAGAAAGCTCGCGCTCCATCGTGCTAATAGTCCAGTTAAACGTTGCCATTGGCTTGTGCCTCCATATGCGCCGCGTAGGCGTCGATCACTTCTTGGGTGTGAACTGCGGCACACACCGCCTGCACCTTGGCATCTTCGGCGCTGTAGTCGTCACCGGGGGCCACAACGTGCCTATGGAAAGACCGGCTGATCTCCTCGCCGTCGCGCTTAATCACGGTGGCAATGCGCACTTGGACGTGGCTGAAGTCGCCCACGATCTCCACCTTATCGGCGTAGCTTTCTTCGGTTAGTGCCATGATTTATCTCCTTGGTCCGCCTCAAGAGTCCACTTGAGGTAATTAGGCGTTCGTAATATATGACCAGCGGATGTTGATATATCCGCCTGCCGAAAACCCACCACCGTCGTTTGATTGACTTCTTGTCCCACTCCGCATATATGCTGTGGTCGATTGAATCCATGATGCGTATAACGTGTTCACAAAGCCATCGTTATAATTCAAGGCCCCCATGCCTGAATAACCGTCGCCATCATTAGTAAAAGGAAGTCCGGTTATGGTGGTTGCTCCAGAGGCCGTGCCGCTAACAGTATTTATAATAATTGCGCACTCTGCATGAACAATTCTGCCAATTTTTGTGTATTTCCCAATCGCTTGGGTTGTTGTGATTGTTTGCCCAGAGCAAACACAAGTCGGCGTCCAAGTCCCCTCCTCATAATCGTCCAGCAGATTCCCCGCCCCAGTGCCGCCGAGATAGACGCCGCCGGAGAGGTAGAGGTCTTTGAAGCGAATGCTTGATGAGCCTAAGTCTGTTTGACCATCAGCGTCTGCACCGCCTTCCATTGGTGTAATATTACCGCCAAACTTAAGGCCTGCTTTGGTTCCACTATAGGTATTGGCGATGTATAAGTTGTTACTATCAACACCAATACTCCCGACCGTGGAGCCGTCTTTGCGGAACGATACAATTTCGCCGTCTGAGGTTTGACGATTGAGATACAGCGGCGTTCCGCTAGAAGCGGCAAGCTGCATAATTCCGTTTGACTGGATTACCGTTCCGGTGCCGGTAACGTCGTTATAGACGTTATTGTCAGTAGTCCCCACCAGAAGATTGCCTGACGAGTCGATGCGCATGCGTTCGGTGCCGCTAGACGCTCCGGCTGTAGCCCCCGTTGTAAAACGAAGCGCCCCGCTGCTGCTATAAATTGCATTTGACCCGCCGCTTGTAGTGAAAAACAAACGGTTGCTATCCGTAGACAAGTCGCTATCTTGATCTAGTTCAATGCCGTTTGCTGAACCGCCCTGCACACTTAAAGTAGTGCTTGGACTCGTCGTCCCAATCCCGACAGTCCCGTCTGGCTTAAACCTAATAACCTCTTGCAGCGTTCCGCCACTATCATGGATCCTTATCCTTAAGCCACCGCCGCTAGAGTTAAAAGCGTCAATAGATGCGCCGTAATTAGTGGCGCCAGAGGTTTCGCGCATATGAAGCTCAACATTACCTCCTGAGCTTTCTTGCAGATGCAAAATACCAGCAGGACTCGTCGTCCCAATCCCGACGTTCCCTGACGAGTCTATGCGCATGGACTCACTGAAGCTAATGTTTGTTCCAGCCGTTCCAGACGCGGCTGTTTGCCAAAGGTGAATACCGTTAGTTTGCTCGTAAATACCAGCGCCTGCGGTTGAAATGTATTTGTAATTCGTTCCGTCGAAGTAAGCGTTATTGAGCAACAAAATACTATTGGACTGACCAGCAATAGCGCCTTTCGTAAATTGCATCACAGAAGAAAACGGGCTGCCCCAAGCACTCGGAGTCACACCAATCCCGACGTTGCCGCTGGAGTCGATGCGCATGCGTTCTGCTGACTGGTTCTGGTCAGTAAAAACAAGGTTTCCGTCATTAGCCGCCATAGTAAATTTAGCGGTAGCAGAAGTTGTTCTTTCAAGCGTAATGCCAGCCTCTAGACCACTGCGTGAAACATGTAATGCACCACTAGGCGAAATCGTCCCAATCCCGACATTTTCACTCGCATCAATCGTGATTGCCGTAGAGGTGGCGTTGTCGTCGATGCCTGTGGAGGTGAATGTCGTAAAGCTCCCCGCAGCGGGCGTAGCAGCGCCGATAACGGTGCCGTCGATGTTGCCGCCGTTGATGTCCGCCGTGGGGATAGTGACGGTGCCGGTAAAGGTAGGCGAGGCAGCAGGAGCGGCGAGGCTGAACGCCGTCTGAAGCGCGGTAAACTCTACGCTAAATTCAGAACCTTTAATCACCTTATCGGGGTCGTTGCTTGGAAGACTATCCTTAGCACCAAAATTCGTAGTGGGCGTATACGTAATAGCCAATGTACTTCTCCTAGTATTTGTTACCTTTAACTTTGTTTTCGTGTGCGGTTATAACTTGAAGGTTCCATGGAATATGCAATCCGCAAACGTTTTTTCCTCTTAAGGGTATAATATGGTCTACTTGATGCGCAATGCCTGTAGCCTCTGAGCGTAAATCACGTAGCTCATATATTTCTTCAACCATCCACAAATGTTCTTCAGTAAGCCATAAAGGAGTAGCTTTAAGCTTGGCCGCGTTGCGTCGTTGTGTTTTTGCGCTAACTTTATGT